AGCTCGAAACCGTCCGCGACATCAGCAACGAGTACGAGCAGCAGGTACTCGGCATCCTGCTACAGTTCCCCGATCAGTGGGACCGCGTCGGAACCGCGCTCGGGGATGAGGACTTCGGCAGTACTCCGCACCGGCTGATCTTCCAGGCAATCGCCGACTGCTGGGAGGTCGGCGACACGGTCGACGCGCTGATCGTCTGCGACCGGCTGGACCGTGCCGAGAAACTCAACGTAGTGGGCGGGCTCACCTACGTGGCAGGGCTCGCGCAGGCCGTCTCCGCACCCGCGAACCTGATGCACTACGTGAAGCGGGTTCGCGACGCAGCCATCATGCGCCGCCTACGCGCCGCCGCGCAGCAGATCGACGCACTTGCTTTCCAGCCCGGCGCCGACCCCGTACAGGTCGCCGACGAGGCCGAGGAAACGATCCTCAAGGTGCTGGACCGCGAGGCGTCTCAGGTCGAAACCATCGACTTCGCCGATGCCGTCGACCAGGCCGAGCGGTGGCTCGACAACCCGACGAAGGGCCTGACGACGGGATTCCCCGCACTCGACAAGCTGACGGGCGGCCTCAAGGCCGGCGAGCTCGTCATCGTGGCCGGGCGCCCGAGCATGGGCAAGTCGAGCCTGGCCATGGTGATCGCCGAGCACGTCGCCCGCACCGATCAGGTCGTCGTGTTCTCGCTGGAAATGTCGAGCCGGCAGATCGGCGCTCGAGCACTGGCCTACCACCGGGCACAGCAGGGCAACGACAAGGCGCGGGCCTACTTGAAGGCGCTACGGCTGCGCGTGAACGACAGCGCGGCCATGACCATCGGCAGCCTGCGCCTGCGCCTGCGTCGCCACAAGCGCCAGCACGGCCTCGCGCTGGTCGTCGTGGACTACCTGCAACTCATGTCGGGCCCGGCCGGCGCCGAGAACCGCACGCAGGAAATCGCGGCGATCAGCCGCGGGCTCAAGGCACTCGCCAAGGACATGCAGTGCTGCGTGCTGGCGGTCTCGCAGTTGTCGCGTGGCCCCGAGAACAGGACCGACCATCGGCCGCTGCTGTCGGATCTGCGCGAATCTGGACAGGTCGAGCAGGACGCCGACCTCGTGATGATGGTCTACCGCGACGACTACTACACGGAGGACAGCCCGTGGGCCGGCATCGTGGAAGCCATCGTCCGCAAGAATCGCGACGGGCAGACGGGGACGGTGTACCTCGGCTGGCAGGCTGAGTTCGCGAGGATGTACCACTACACGGGCGCGCTCCCCGAGAAAGAGTCGCCCCGAAAATCGCGCCGCGTCGGCACCGTGCGTGCGGACCAGTCATACGGAGATCACCGGGCATGAATTGGTACAAGCGTCACCTGGGCGACTACGCCAAGGACACCCCGCATTTGTCGATGATTGAGCACGGCGCCTACACGCTGCTTCTCGACTTCTACTACTCCGCAGAAACGGGCCTGCCTGCCGACATGCAGTCCCTCTATCGACTGTGCCGGGCCATGAACAAGGCCGAGCAGGCTGCAGTCAAGTCGGTCGTCGATGCGTTCTTCCCGATAGGTCCGGACGGCCAGCGGCACAACAAACGGGCCGACAAGGAAATCGCGAAACTGCGCGCACGCGGCGACCTGAGTCGCGAGTTTGGGATGCTCGGAGGTCGGCCGAAGCAATCCCAACCGGAAACCTCAAAGGTTCTCAATCAGGAAACCTTGAAGGTTACCGAAACAGAAACCTCACAGGTTATTCCGTCGGAAACCTTAGGGGTTTACATTTCAAAAGCTATCCCAGATACCAGATACCAGAAGCCAGAGAAATACCTCCCCCCTACCCCCCTCGCTGACGCGAAGGGGGCGGGCGAAAAACCGCCGCAAGCGTCGGAAAAGCGCCGACGACGAGCGCCGCTTACCGAGGCTCCGGCCGAGTTCGCGCTGCTCGACGGCGACTACGATTGGGCTAACGGCATCGGGCTCGACGACGCCACCGTGACCCACGAAACCGCCCGCTTCCTCAACCACGCCAAGGCTCAGGACCGCCGCTGTGCCGACTGGCGAGCAGCATGGCGGAACTGGATGCTCAAGGCCGTCGAGTTGCTCGGCCGCAAGCCGGGGAAAGCAGCATGACCAACCGCCCCACCTACCGCTGCGTCGTCTGCTTAAGTCCAGCGATCAAGGTCGCCACCTGGACCACGCAGGCGGGGCACTTCGTCCGCGTCAACTGCCGGGCCCACGGCTACGTCACGACGCTCGACGGCCAGATCCACGGCCAGCCAGAGCGCTCCGGGACCGCACGCACCGGCAACGTGACGCCGCCGCCGTTCGCGACGGGCTATCGCTGGTTTTTTCGCAGGGGTGGAGAGTGACCCCGACCCAGCGCTCCCTCGCAGCCCTGCGACAAGCCGGCTACCTGCCCGCCGTCGTCGAGAGGTGGAACCCGCACGCCCGAATCCGGCAAGACCTCTGGGGCTTCGCCGACATCCTCGCCATCCGCGAAAACGAGGTGCTCGCCGTGCAGGTAACCTCCGGCTCCAACGTCGCCGCCCGCATCCGGAAAATCACCGAGCACGAGAACCTGCCGGCCGTGCGAAAAGCCGGCATTCGCGTCGAGGTCCACGGCTGGCGAAAGCTCAAGGCGGGCTGGGCGTGTCGGGTCGAGGATCTGTCGTGATTTGCCTCGCCCTGCTCCTATCCCTGCTCGCCCCCCTGCAGGCCGCCGCAGCCCTGTCCTGCGCCGACCTCGCGTCCGTTGCCCAAGCCGCAGCCCTGGCCCGAGCAGCAGGCGAGGCCGAGGACAGCCTTTCCGCCCGGATCCCCGACATCGTCGCCCATCTGCTGGCCGACGGAGACACCGCCTCCGCGTCCGAGATCGAGGCAGCACGGCAGCTCGCGCTCATCACCTACCGCGCCAGACTGTCGGCCCGAGACGCCGCCCGACGAACCGCGCAGCAGTGCGGAGGCAAAACGGCCTGATAGACTTTGACTATTGAAACTTCCGGTTTGATAGGGCAGCATGCGGCCGGTCACGTCAACCGGTTACCGAAGTTTCATGGGCGCTCCGGTAGGAAACCAGTTTGCACACAAGGCACGCATCTGGACCGATGCGATCAAGCGTGCGCTTGAGCATCGGTCGAAGGGCGATCAGATCAAGGCACTCGATGACCTTGCCGAGAAGCTGCTGCAGCAGTGCGACATCGGCGACATGGTCGCGCTCAAGGAACTTGGCGACAGGCTGGAGGGCAAGCCGATGCAGGTTATCCTGGGTAGCGGCGAAAACGGCGAAGTGGTCGTTAAATGGCTCGGGTCGTAACGATACCGTACCGACCGAGAGAACAGTTCTCCGGCTACCACGGCCGGACGCAGCGATGGGCCTGCCTCGTCGCGCATCGTAGGGCAGGCAAGACGGTAGCCTGCATCAACGATGTGATTGCTCGCGCCGTCAAGGAAGGCAAGAACGACGGCCGGTACGCCTACATAGCCCCGTTCTACTCGCAAGCCAAGTCGGTAGCCTGGGATTACCTGCTGCGCTACTCCGAGCCGATCCAGCGCGCCAAGAATGCTTCGGAGCTATGGGTTGAGCTGCTCGGTGGGCAGCGGGTACGCCTTTTCGGGGCAGACAACGCGGACGCCCTGCGCGGCAACTATTGGGACGGGGTGGTCTGCGACGAGTACGGGGACTGGCGCCCTAGCGTGTACGGGTCGGTCATCCGACCGGCGCTCGCGGACCGCAACGGCTGGTGTACGTTTATCGGGACGCCGAAGGGGCATAACGGCTTTTACGACGTCTACAAGCAAGCCGCGAACGATCCTGCGTGGTTCAGCCAAGTCTTGAGGGCCAGCGAGACGGGCCTGCTGTCTCAGGAGGAACTGGTCGATTCGGCCCGTTCCATGAGCCGCGACCAGTACGAACAGGAGTTCGAGTGCTCGTTCGAAGCGGCTATCCAAGGCGCGTATTACGGCCGCGAATTGGCGCAGGCTGAACGCGAGGGGCGGATTTGCAGCGTCGCGTATGACCCGGAACTGCCGGTCTACACGGCGTGGGACTTGGGCTACCGCGACGATACGGCTATCTGGTGGTATCAGGTCGTCCGTGACGAGGTGCATGTCATCGACTTCCATGCCTCAAGCGGGCAGACGGTGGCGTTCTACGGCGATCTGATCCGCTCCAAGCGATATGAGTACGCGCTGCACTGGCTCCCTCACGACGCACGCGCCAAGACGCTTGCAAGCGGCGGCAAGAGCATCGTAGAGCAGTTGGCCGAGTTCCTGAGCATCGGGTCTATGCGCATCGTGCCTAACCTCGACGTGCAGGACGGCATCCAGGCGGCGCGGATGATGCTGCCGAAGACGTACTTTGATGCCGAACGGTGCGACGACGGCCTAGAGGCGCTCAAGCAATACCAGCGCGAGTACGACGAGGACAAGAAAGCCTTCCGCGAACGTCCCCGGCATGACTGGACCTCGCACCCGGCCGATGCCTTCAGGATGTTGGCGGTTGCATGGCGCGAGGCTGAAAAGCCGGAGGACAAGCCTGCGCCTGTGCGCTCGCTGGTCGTCGGGCAGAACACGGTCACGCTGGACGACCTATGGAACGAACACGTACGCACATCGCGGAGGGTGGCATGACGGCAGTCTACGAAGGCGGTAACCCGAAGAACATAACGGCCACCGGCACGGTAGATACGGGTGGCGGCACGCTGCTCGGCTTCTACGTCAATTCCACGACTAGCGGCACGCTGGTACTGCGGGATGGCGGGGCTAGCGGGACGGCTCTTAGCGGGACGATCACCCCGGCCGTGGGCTTCCATCGCTTCCCGGCGAGTTACGGTACTGACCTTCACGCCACGATAGCCAATACGCTTGACGTGACGTTTTTCTACTGTCCGGGTTGATAGGCCGTGGCTGAAAAACCTCGCGTATCGTCCGAAGTGCAGCGTTGGCTAGACTGCATCGCTCAGTACGACCGCGAGTTCAAGAAGTGGGAATCGCGCACCGACCGAATCATCAAGCGCTACAAGGACGACGGGCGCAAGGTAGACGACGGAACGGTCAAGTTCAACATCCTCTGGAGCAACGTTCAGACGCTGGTTCCGGCTGTTTTCTCCCGCCTTCCTCAGCCTGACGTAAGCCGGCGATTTCGGGACAACGATCCTGTAGGCCGGGTGGCGAGCCTGCTGCTAGAACGGGCGCTTGATTTCGAGATCAAGCATTACACCGATTACGCCGAGTCTCTCAAATCGTGCGTGCTTGACCGCTTCCTCGGCGGCAGGGCCACGGCATGGGTGCGGTACGAACCGCATTTCACGACGCCTGAGCAGCACGCGGACGGGCTCCAGGTCACTGAGGATGCCGAGGTAGAGGGCGAGACGGAGGAAGCCGAGGAGCTAGAGTACGAATGCTCCCCGGTTGACTACGTTCACTGGCGCGACTTCGGCCACACGATAGCGCGGACCTGGGAGGAAGTGACTGCGGTCTGGCGCGTGGTCTACATGGGCCGGCAGGCGCTTGTCGAACGGTTCGGCGAGGACATCGGCAACAAGATACCGCTAGACGCGAGCCCCGAGGAACTGAAGCGTTCCAAGATGGCCGGCAGCACGGATCGGGATCAGGCGTGTATCTACGAGATTTGGGACAAGAGTACCAAGTCGGCTTTCTGGATCAGCAAGAGCCTTGGCGAAGTGCTGGACGAACGTCCGGACCCGTTGCGGCTGGAGGGCTTTTTCCCCTGTCCGCGTCCGATGTACGCGACGATCAGCAACGAGTCGCTAGTCCCTGTTCCTGACTTCTATTTGTACCAGGATCAGGCCGTCGAGCTCGACACGCTGGCGGACCGCATCGACGGGCTTATCCGGGCGCTTCAAGTCAAGGGCTGTTACGACGCGAGCGTTCCTGAACTGGCAAGGCTGTTCTCCGAGGGCTTTAACACGCAGATGATCCCGGTCAAGAATTGGGCTGCGTTTGCGGAAAAGAACGGGCTAGACGGGGCGCTGTCGCTTGTGGACCTTGCGCCAATCGCGAAGGCACTGGAACAGTGCTACCTCGCGATGCAGCAGGTCAAGCAACAGGTGTTCGAGATTTACGGCCTGTCGGACCTCGTGCGCGGCGCGACCGATCCCAACGAGACGCTCGGGGCGCAAGAACTCAAGGGGCAATACGCCAATCTGCGGCTTCGGCACATGCAGCACGAGGTTGCCCGGTTCGCGACTGACCTGCTGAAGATCAAGGCGCAGATCATGTGCGGCTACTACCGGCCGCAGACGATTGCGACGATTGCCGCGGCTGCGCAGTTGTCGCCCGTGGATCAGCAGGTAATCCCGCAGGCCATGCAATTGCTGATGGGGTCGCGTGCGATGGACCCGGCAGCGCCGCAGGGGCCGAATCCGCTGCGATCCTTCCGCGTCGAGGTGTCGGCCGATTCGCTGGTGCAGATCGACGAGAACGCCGAGAAGCAGGGGCGCGTCGAGTTCCTGACGGCTGTGGGCGCCTTCTTGGACAAGGCGATACAGGCCGGCACGGTTGCGCCGCAGATGACTCCGCTCCTGATGGAGTTGCTCAAGTTTGGCGTGACGGGCTTCAAGGTCGGCAAGAGCATTGAAGGCAGCTTCGACGAGACAGCCGAGCGGCTCAAGCAGGCGTCGCAGCAGCCGCAGGGCATACCGCCCGAGATACAGAAGCAGATGCAGGAGGCGCAAGCGCAGTTGCAGGCCGAGTCCGAGCGGCTTACGCAGGAGCGGCAGAAACTGGAGGGCGAGCGCACGCAGCACGCGGTAGAGAAGATCGCGCTCAAGGCGGAGAAGGACGTGTTTGGCCTTCAGAAACAGGCGACAGAGCAGGCTCTCAAGAAAGAGGCCGAGGTCGAGGAAATGGGGCGCGGGTTTGAGCAGGAGCGGATGCGCATGGCCGAGGAAGGCGCGAAGGAACGCGAAGGCGCTGTGCAGCAGGCTTACAAGGCTGTTGATACCGGCATGTCCGAGGTAGCGAAGATCACTCAGCAGCAAGTTCAGGTGGTCGAGCAGATGGCGGCGAACATCGTGGCGTTGAACGATGCCATAACCGCGCTGGCGCAGGCTGTAAAGGGCTCGAGGCCCGTCAGCGTAGACGTGGAGTCCGGGACGGATGGTCGGGCAGCAGCGCACCGGGTCAAGTACGGGGACGGCGAGGAGCGCGTCATTCCAATTCGGAGGAAGGCGTGAATACGTTGACGAAGTGGAATCTGAAGATTGGGAGTGCGTTCCTTGGGCTCCAATTCGTCGCTACCGGACTGTATTCGGTGTTCGACACACAGACTCGGTTTTTCATGGCGCTGAGTCAGAACGGTATACAGATACAGGTCGGGCTGGGGTTGATGATTGGTGGCCTTTGCACGATCTACGGGGCGCTTAGGCCGTTGCGGTGTGTCAGGCACATTGGGCAGGCCCTTATGTGGGTCACGGGGTTTTGGCTGGCGCTCGTATTCTTGATGATCGGGTATATACCCCCGGTTGTCACGCTGACGTTCATTGGTGGCCTGGGCGTGTTCGTCATCATGATGCATGACGTGTTGAACGGTCGAAAAGTGAGGGTAGCCCGTTATGGCGCTGTCACTGAGCAATGAGCCCATTGTTGGCCCTGCGATCTATGTCGGCGGTTTGATTGGTGCGCTGGCTGAGATTCAGATGTTGTACCTGTCGAACCCGTTGTTGGGCTTCCTGACCTGCGGCGTGCTTGGTGGTCTGTCCGGATGGGCCTTCGCTCTGGAGATGGGGAAGTTGGACCGGGTGGAATTCAGGCGGCATGTCTGCTTTGTTGCCAGACGGCTGATGCTTGGGGTTACGTTTGCGGTGATGGCGTGGATTGTTTGGCCGGTTGATACCGGAAAGTTGCCTTCTGGCGGGATGCTGACTACGGGACTGATGGCAGCGTTTCCGCTAGAGGTCGTGGCTGCGCTGAAGGATACGGCGATGGAGTTTTTGCGGAAAAGGATGGGGTAATGGCGACGGGCGATACTCTCTGCGCGTTCTTCCCGCAGGACAACGAGCCGACGACTAGCAATTACGCAACGCTCGACACGCGGAACAATCATCCGCTGCTCAATTTCGACACGACGACGCAGGAGTCTGCGATCTTCACGGGACTTCTGCCGCGCAACTATGCGGGCGGTGGGATCACGGTGTACGTGCATTGGACTGCGGCGACTGCCACGACTGGGACTATCGGATGGGATGTCGCTTTCGAGCGGATGAGCGACTCGACGACCGATATCGATGCTGATTCGTTTGCGACCGCACAGACGATCACTGCTGCGACGGTTCCGGGGACGTCTGGTGTAGTTTCCGTTACGAACGTTGCCATCAGTAACGGTGCCAACATCGACAGCATAGCAGTAGGTGACTCGTTCCGGATCAGGATTCGCCGGGATGTGGCTAACGACACGGCAACGGGAGATGCGCAGTTGCTAGCGGTCGAGATGAAGGAAACCTGATGGCGCTAAGTTTCTCAGGGACGACGGACGCCTTTGATACGGGCGTCAGTACCGGGGCAAATTTCAGCACTGGTGATTTTACGCTCGCGGCATGGGTTACATCGTCGTCGTCCGGAACGGTTGTTGCCATAGGGAAAAACAGCGGGTCCGGGGATTCGTATTGGTTTGGCCTCGCAGGTGGAAAGTTGAGTTGCAGCGTAAACGCGACGGTGACGGAAGTCGGCAACACGGTAAATGACGGGAATTGGCATTCCATCGTTGCTACACGCATCAGCGGAACGCTCACAATCTACTCGGACGGTACGGCTAGGAACAGCGGAACGGCCAACGGATCGGCTAGCCCTGGAAACAACTTGTACATCGCCAAGTTCGGTAGCGGCGCGGCGTTCAACTGGCCCGGGAGCATGGCTGAGGTTGCGGTCTGGTCTGTAGGGCTTGATGCGGCTGAGGCAGCTTCTCTTGGTAAGGGTGTGTGCCCTGCGTTGATCCGCACGGCTTCGCTGGTGGATTACTGGCCTCTGATTGGTCGCAACACGGTAGATAACGGAATCAAGGGGGCCGGCAGTGGTTCGTATGCTGGCAGTCCGGCGCGTGTGGACCATCCTCGCGTCATGTGGCGTAGGCGCAGGAATACGATTGCCATGGCTGCAGCGGCCGGTGGCGGTTCAATCATTCCGGTTCTCTATCGTCAGCGGCAAATGCAAGGGATGGCGGCATGACCATATACCTGAAGCAAAGCACGGCCTCGCAAGAGGTTCCGCTCGGTTACTTCGTGGACTCGACAGACGGGAACACGGAGGAAACCGCGCTGACGATTGCCAATACTGACATCAAAATCTGGAAGGCAGGAGCGACGACGCTGGCGAACAAGAACAGCGGAGGTGCGACGCACATCAGCAACGGTATCTACTACGCCGTTCTGGACGCGACGGATACCGACACCCTAGGCTCCATGGTCATCTTCGTCCATGTGTCCGGCGCCCTAACGGTGCGATTGGAATGCGTCGTGCTAGCGGCGAACGTGTACGACTCGATCATCGGGGGCGGGGATCTGCTTGACGTTCAAGTGACAACCACGGATCAGAACGCTATTGCCGATGCACTGCTCGGCCGGAACGTGTCGGGAGGGTCTAGCACTGGTCGCACGGTCAAGCAGGCGTTGCACTTCATTCGTAACAAGTGGGTTGTCAGTGGAGCGACGCTGACGGTCTACGACACGGACGACACGACTAGCAGTTGGACTGCTTCTGTTACCGGGACGGCCGGCGCCGACCCGATTACCGGGAATGATCCTTCCTAATGTCTGTATCTGTCGCAGTCACTGACGCAAACTGGTTCTTCTCCCCGTACAACTGGAATATTTCGGGGGGAAATGCCACGGCCGTCAATGGTGGCGCGTACTTCAAGATCGGCTTTACTGGTACGTCCATCTCAATCAGTATCGACGTGTCGTCTATGGTCGCAATCGGCATGTCTGCGGGGAATTACCCTTACCTGCGCTACAGCCGGGACAACGGCGCGCAGACGTTGACCCAACTGACGAGCGGAACGACGGCAATCACGTTTAGCGGTCTTTCTGCCGGTTCGCACACGCTCTACATGGAACTTGACGCGGGTTTGTGGGAGGACTCCGGGACGGACCGATGGACCACTCCTGCGAACTGCTGGAAGATCACCGGGGCGTTGCTGGACGACGGGGCCGCTACAGAGGCGCCTGTGACTCGCACTGGTCGCATGCTGTGGTACGGGGATTCGATCAGCGAAGGCATCCGGGCGAACAATGCCACATCGCAGCCGACGAACCAGAACGGTTATGAGTCTGTCCCTCAGTTCATCGCTCCTGCGTTCAACTGCGAGCTTGGGAACGTGAGTTTTGGAGGGCAAGGATTTGTCAGCGGCTACGGTTCTATCCCCGCATTCAACACGGCGTATTCAAGCATCTACAACGGGGCATCTCGGCTGTCTGGTGGCGTTCTGCCGGTTGACCCGGACTACGTGTGTGTCTGGCATGGGGCAAACGGAAGCCCGACGGCAACAAACGTCAAAACGTCCCTGACGAACATGCGGACGATAGCTCCGACGGCATCGGTGTTCATTATCGTGCCTGTTGGCGGGTACAACTCGTCGGCGATCACCACGGGGTTCAACGACTACCAGACCGCCACGCCCGATGCGGATTGCTACCTCATCAACCTAGGGTCTACGTGGACGCCTGGGCTCTCGTCGTTCGGATCGGCAACGCAGCAAGCGATTGACGGGCTGCATCCTCGCAGCAACTGGAATGCGCGGATCGCATGTGCGATCACGCAGGCGATGCAATTGGCGCTCGGCGGTGGTAGCACCGGGGGCGTATTGACTGGCGGAAGGCTTGCCCGATGAGCGTCTATCTCGGCGATTTTCCTACGGGAGCGGTCGTTTACCACAAGTGGGAGACGAACGCGGCCGACGGGTCATCCGTGGCCCGAGGTACGGTGGGGACGGTCCGCATATACCGCAACGATTCGACGACGCAGCGCAGCAGTTCTGCCGGGGTAACAGACAGCGCGGAATTCGATTCCGTTACCGGCATTCAGGCGCTTAAAGTCGATATGTCGGACAACACGGACGCCGGCTTCTACGCTGCGGGCTATGAGTATCAGGCGGTTCTAGTGGGAGCGGTGATTGATGGCGTCACGGTGAATCACGTTATCTGTTCTTGGAGCTGTCAGCGGGCGGGCGGGGTGCTGGCTACGTTGCTGGCGGGGGTGTCCCTGACCTCGACGGAACGGAACGCAACGGCGGACGCAATCCTTGGCAGGAACGTGGCGGGTGGTTCTAGTACCGGAAGGCTGGTCAAGGAGGCGCTCTACTTCCTGCGGAATAAGTGGGCGGTTTCCGCCGGGACATTGACTGTATACGGCACGGATGACAGTACGCCGGCATGGACCGGGACCGTGACGAATACGGCTGGCGCTAACCCGATAACGAGCAACGACCCAGCATAGCATGGCGAACGGCTACACAGGACTGATGGCGCCGTGGATTGGTGGCGCTGCAAAGCCGGGGGCGGGGCAGGCGGGATATCGTGGGTTTTTCGCATTCTGGATGGGTGGCGGCTCTCGGTATTCGGTAGCAAGCGATACTGGCCCGATATCCATGGCTGCGTTCTGGATGGGTGGTGCGGGGGATGATGGCGCGTCGCCTGCCGTTCTGATCGACACGCACGACGGCCTCAAGAAAAAGCGCGATTGGGGCAAGGAACGCAGGGAAAGGGACGACCTCCGGAAGCAGATACTAGAGGCAATCGACGGCCCCGAGATACGGGAAGCGGTTGCGGAGTACATAGAGCCGCAGAAAGCCGACGAGGCTCCAAAGCCGATTGCGCAGCGGTTAGATTATGCGCGGCTGGTGCAGGACATCGAACGATTGGAGCGGGTGCGTGCGCTGATCGTTAAGCGGCAGCAGGACGAGGACGACGACGAACTAATTATGGTGTACCACTGATGCGCTGGATACAAGACCCGAAAACGCTGGAACTAGTGCCGGCTACAGACTTCACCCGGGACGTGGATGCGCCCTTCGTGTGGAACGACATCCAGCCGTACCGAAGCATGGTAGACGGTTCCATTATCGGTAGCCGTTCGACGCACCGTGAGCACCTGCGCGCACACAACTGCATCGAAGTAGGAAACGAAACGAAGTACCTTAAGCCCAAGGAAGTCAAGCCGCCGCCTGGGCTAAAGGAGACGTTGATCCGGGTGGCTAACGAAAAGCTAAGGAGCAGATGATGGCACTTGCAAAGGAAATCATGGGCGGGGGCCTGTCGGCTGCGACTGCTCAGGCAATCGGCGGCGGGGTGCAGACTGGCCTGACGGCTACCGGGTCGGCGATCACGGATGCGCTGCAACTGACGGCTAGCAACGTGCAAATGGGCACGGTTGCTGCGTCCACGGGCGTTCTTCTGCCGAACGGCGTGATCGGCGACGAGGTGCTGATCTACAACGGCGGCGCGAATGCCCTGTCGGTTTACCCGCCGACTAGCGGGCAAAGCATTAACAGCGGTTCTGCGGGGGCTGCGTTCAGTGTCGCGGCAACGAAAACCGCCACGTTCAAGAAGATCACTTCCACCCTCTGGATTGCCCTTCTCGGAGCCTAACCAATGAGTGACGACGCAGCGCAAACCACTTTGCGCGACATGCTGGCAGCAAACCTCGACGCAGCCGAGGTGCCCGCGCAGGGCGTTCAGGAAGCCGCTATCCCCGGTCCGACGGAATCCTCTCCAGCGGAAACCGAATCGCAGCGGGAGGAACGGCTCAGGGACGAGCGTGGGCGCTTTGCAGCGGCTCAGACGGCCGAGGCGGCACCGCCAGCACAGGAACAGCAGGCGCAGGCCCCTGCACGTCCTGAGCGTCCGTCGTCGTGGAAGAAAGAGTATTGGGAGCATTGGGACAAGCTCGACCCCTCGCTGGCTGGATACCTCCGGCAGCGCGAGGACGAGTACGCAAAGGGTGTCAGCACGTACAAGTCGGAATGGGATCGGGCCAAGCCTCTGGTCGATGCGATCACGCCCTTCCTGCCTACGTTGCAGCAACACAACATTGACCCGGCGTCGTGGGTGACGAACCTTGGGCGGGCGCATCAAACGCTCGCCATGGCGGATCCTGCAACGAAGGTGCAGATGTTCCGGCAACTGGCGTCTCAGTACGGGGTGCCGGTCGAGCAATTGATGCCTACGGGCGACGGGACGCAGCAGCAACCTGCGGGCGACCCTAACGTTCAGTGGCTGACCAATCAGGTGAATGAACTGCGCGGGACGCTATCCACATGGCAGACGGCGCAGGAACGGCGAGAGCAGCAGGAAGCGGAGCGTGCTATCGCTGAGTTTGCAAGCAAGGCTCCGCACTTGGAAAAGGTACGGCAGACGATGGCTGGATTACTTCAGTCGGGAGTCGCCCGTGACCTGCAAGACGCTTACGAGCGGGCTATCTGGATGGACCCTGAAATCCGCGCCTCCGAGATCGAGCGGCAACGCAAGGAATCGGAAGCGAAGGAAGCAGAGGCCAAACGGCTGGCAGCGCAGCAAGCGCGTGCGGCGGCAGTTTCGGTGCGTGGGGCTACCCCTGCGAACGCCAAGACGGCTCCGGCACAAGGTCTGCGCGCACAACTGAGCGAGGCAGTTGAGGCTCACTTGGGCGGCAGGGTGTAACCCGACTAGGAGTCAATCATGGCTTTTGCCAACTCGTCCATTACGGACATCATCGCGACCACGATTCAGCAGCGCAGTGGCGAACTCGCGGACAACGTCACCAACAACAACGCGCTTCTCAAGCGCCTGAAGGCTCGCGGCAACGTGCGGCCGTTCGGTGGCGGTAACGTGATCCTTGAGGAACTCGCCTACAACGACAGCAGCACGAACAACACGAACAGCTATTCCGGTTACGAGACGCTGAACATCGCGCCGAACAGCCCGATTAGCGCGGCGCAGTTCAGCATCACTCAGTACGCGGCGGCAGTCTCCATGTCCGGTCTGGAAATGCTCCAGAACGCGGGCAAGGAACGCATCATCGACCTGCTGGAAGGCAGGATCATGGTGGCCGAGGCGCAACTGCAAAACCGGATCGCTGGCGACATCTACCTCGACGGCACCGGCAACGGCGGCAAGAACCTGACGGGTCTGGCTGCGGCGGTTTCGACCACTCCGACGACCGGCACGTATGGCGGCATTGACCGCGCCACGTGGACGTTCTGGCGGAACGTGGGTTACTCGGGCGTGACGAACGGCGGCGCGGCCGTGTCTGCGAGCAACATTCAGCAGTACATGACGGCGCTGGCGATCCAACTCGTCCGTGGCACTGACAAAGCCGACCTGATCGTGGCTGACAACAACTACTTCGCACTGTACGTGAACTCGCTGCAAGCCATCCAGCGGATTCAGGGCGCGGAGGAAGGCGCTGCCGGCTTCGCGTCGCTCAAGTTCTACGGGGGCGGGCAGTCTGCCGACGTGGTGCTCGACGGCGGTATCGGGGCGAACGCCACGGCAAACCGTATGTGGTTCCTGAACACTCGGTACATCTTCTTCCGGCCGCACCGTGACCGGAACTTTGTGCCGATTGGCGGGGAACGGCAGTCCGTCAACCAGGATGCCATCGTCAAGCTGATCGGCTGGGCGGGCAACATGACCACCTCGGGCGCGCAGTTCCAGGGCGTCCTCTCGGCATAAGGAGCGATAACATGCCTACGTTTAGCACTCTCACGATGGCGGGCGTCAGCATTACCGACGTGTACGCCGCTCCCGCGCCGTTTGCGGTCGGCACCAGCACGAACCTCTCGGACGGTGGCGAAGCGATCTTCGTCAAGGCGCTGTCCGAGATTTCGACCTACGCCTATGCGCTGATCTACGTAGATGGCACGGCGCAGATGGCGACGACTACCCTTGCGGCAACCTCTCGCCGTGGTGGGTGGGCGCAAGCGTCGATCCCCTCGGGCTACTACGGGTGGATTCAGGTCAGCGGCTCGCCGAAGGGCAACCTCGCGGCGAACTGCGATGACAACGTGCCTCTCTACACAACGGCAACCTCTGGCGTGCTGGATGATGCCACGGTGTCCGGTGGCCTGATCGGCGGATGTACGTCTACGGTGACGATCTCGAACGCGACGGCGGTTACCCTGCTGGTGGCTCGCGGGCAGATGGTCATCAACGGCGCGACGCCGGGGGCCTAAGCATGACCCTGCGCCAGACGAATTACCGGGCAACGGAGCGTATGCTCCCGCCGCCCGCCGACCCGAGGGACAACATTCGGGCGAGTCTGGCGCGGGGCCTGCCGGAGTTTTCTCCTTCCCTGTTCCCGCACGACGGCCATGCCGTCATTTGCGGGAGCGGGCCTTCTCTTGTTCAGTTCGCATCAAAGATTCAGGCTGAACGGGACAACAGAAGGCCCATATGGGCAGTCAAAGGCGCTCACGACTGGCTGTGTGAGCAAGGGATAGAGCCTGACGTGTTTGTATCCTGCGAGGCCAAGCCAAGGCTTGAGAACGTGCAGCGCAAGAACAAGCGGACGCTCTACCTGTTGTCGTCGCGGTGTTCTCCTGAACTGTTCGATTGGCTGTCTGACTGCAACGTGATGATGTGGCATTCGTATAGCGACCGGGAAGCGCCGATGGAAGAATTGGTTGGGGCGCAACTGGTAGGGGGTGGCACAACCTCCGGGCTGCGTGCGGTGACCCTTGCGTGGCTGTCGGGCTTTGCCAAATTCATCCTCTACGGCTTCGATTCATGTCTGGCCGAGGACAAGCGTAAACGCTACGACTCGGGAATTATGCAGGACGCGCAGATCGTGGATCGCATCTGTGGTGGGCGCAAGTTCCTGTGTAACGGGGCGATGGCGATGCAGGCCGACGAATTCCAGGAGTATTACAAGTTGCTCCCGGGGATCACGTTTGACATCAAGGGTGACGGCCTGCTGGCGGCGATTGTGCGGCAACGCAAAAAGATGGGGCTACCGGCGTGAGGGTGTCATTCATCCACGGCGGCGGAAAGACGATGGCGAGCTATCGCTATCGGGCGGCTATCCCTGCGAGCGTAATCGGGGCGTCGCTGAACGAACTAGATGCAGACGTTCTGATATTCGCAAAGCCGATGCCGGCGGAACTTGAGCTTGCCATGCGAGCGGTACAGGCCGGCAGGGCCGTGCTGGTGGATTTCTGTGACGATCATTTCGAGCGGTTCCACTGGTACAAGCGATTCAGCCGGCTGGCCCACGTAGCGACGTGCCCTACAGAGGCAATGGCGCGCATCGTCAAGCATCACGACTTCCTCGCCGATCCGCAGGTCGTTCCGGACCCGTATGAGTACCCTGAGGAAGCGCCGCACTGCGCCGGGGATGAGGTGCTCTGGTTCGGGCACAAGACTAACCTTCCTTCGCTTGAACGCGTGCGTAGGCACATCCGCAGGCCGCTGACGGTGGTCAGTAACGCGCCCGGCACTGTCCCTTGGTCGCATGACTCCATGCCGGAGCACTTTGCGAAAGCGGACATCGTAATCATCCCGGCAACGGCCGGGTACAAATCGCCTAACCGGGCGGTCGAAGCAATCCGGCAGGGTTGTTTCGTGGTGGCGGAATGGCATCCGTCGATACAGCACATCCCGGGCATCTTCGTCGGGAACATTCTTGAGGGGATCGAATGGGCAATCCAGAACCCGAGCGAGGCCAACAGCCGGACGCTACGGGCGCAGCAGTATGTGACGGAAAGATACTCGCCTCAAACAGTGGGCGATGCGTGGAAGAGCCTTTGCGAGAAGGCGAGCTCGCGCTCAATCTCGGCTGCGGGCACTGCATATGGCCCGGGTGGGTCAACGTTGACGGCTTCGACGAGCGCGCAGACGTGACTGCCGACCTGCTGAAATTGCCGTATGTGGATGGCGCGGTTGATCGCATCGCGGCAATTCATGTGCTGGAGCACTTCTACCTGTGGGATGCCCGGAAGGCGCTCAAGGAATGGCTGCGGGTGCTAAAGCCTGGTGGCAGGCTGACCATCGAATTGCCGAGCATGGACGCGGTATTCGGGCACATCGGGGCGAGGATGCGCAAGGGCGAGATGCCGAGCGCGACGTTTTCATGGCTGCCGATTTGGGGCGACCCTCGGCATGAGAACCCTGCAATGACTCACAAGTGGGGTTACTTCCGGTCGGACGCCAAAAGCATGCTGACAGAGGCGGGATTCACGGACGTGACCATCCAGCCGGCGCGGTATCACTTCCCTACGCGGGATATGCGCTGCGAGGGGGTGAAGCCATGATTCGCGTCTTTGCCGGGCGGGATATCCGGGAGTCTCGCGGGTGGGTGGTATTCGCCGAGTCCCTGTTTGCCAACACGAAGGAACCCGTAAGCCTCGCGCCCCTCTCGGGCGAGCAAAGGGACGGAACGAATGCGTTCACCTATGCGAGATTCCTCGTGCCGGAACTGTGCGACTACAAGGGTTGGGCGATCTTCGCTGACGGCTCCGACATGATGCTGCGGGCGGATATCGCGGAACTGTATGACCTTCGGGACGAGTCGAAGGCCGTACAGGTCGTGCAGCACGACTATCAGACGAAGTACAAGCGCAAGTACGTGGGCACTCAGATGGAGGCTGATAACGGTAGTTACCCTCGCAAGAACTGGTCTAGCGTTGTGCTGTGGAACTGCGCGCATCCTGCAAACGGCATGGTGACCGCGAAGTTCATCGAACAGTACGGGAACCAGATGCACCGATTTTTCTGGTTGGAGCGCGACGAGATAGGAGCGTTGCCGATGGGCTGGAATCATTTGGTGAGAGAGCAGAAGCAAGACCCGGCCGCGAAGCTGGTTCACTTCACGCTCGGCATCCCGGCTTTCGAGTACTACGCAGAGGACGAGTTTTCCGACGAATGGCGTTACTACCACGCTCGCGCCAACATGGTCGCGGCTTAGGAGAAATCATGCTTGCATCAGACGCGCAGAACACTGAATTCCTCGGGGCGTATAACCCCGATTCGCGGCTCTCGGTCACGTTCTACAACCGGCCGATCCAGAACCATTTCAAGAGTTCGAAAGAGGGGCGCCCGATCTACGAAGATATGACGTTCGTCAAGATTTTTGTTCCCGGAGATTCGACGACGGTCATAGATACGGTCGTGGACGAGAGCCACAAGGCGCGGTTTCCCATGCAGTGGGCGCACTTCCAGAACACGCACGGGGCCGACGGGCTTACCATCGGGACGCCTATCACGCAATGGCCGGCGATCACTGCTGCGCAGGCCGAGGAACTGAAGGCACTGAAATTCGCCACTGTGGAACAGGTAGCGACGGCGAGCGACGCGCAGATTGCCCGGATCGGAATGCTCGCAGGGATGGCGCCCCACGCCTTCCGGGACCGCGCCCGTGCGTTCCTGCTCGCTGCCAAGGACTCGGCACTACCGCAGGCGCAGGCCGAGGAACTGAGGAAGAAGGACGAACAGATTGCAGCTTTGCAAGCGCAGATGGCTGAACTCGCCAAGACGGTTGAAGGGCTCAAGCCCAAGCAGGAAACTCTGTCGGTCAAAAAGGGGTAGTAAATGACTACCATGCTCGCGCTGGTGCAGCAGGCTACTGCGGAGATGGGGATTCCGGTCCCCGCCACGGTTGCCGGCAACACGTCGCAGGACGTGATTCAACAGTTGGCCCTGCTCAACGCGGTCGGCTACGAACTCCAGCGCGAGTATCAATGGCAGAACTTGCTTGTAGAGTACCGATTCACCACTCAATACCTGACGACGACCGGGACGTGGACGACCGCAGCGGCGACGGTCACGGGGATTCCGAGTACTGCGACTTTGGCGGCTAGTACCTGGATGGCGACCGGGACCGGGATCAACAACGACACGTACATTCAGTCGGTAGACTCTGCTACGCAGGTAACCCTGTCGCAAACGCCTAGCGCGGCTGGGACTGCTGCTACGATCACGTTCGCGCAAACGAAATACACGATGCCGACCGATTTTGACCGGCTGATAGATCGTACTCAATGGGACAAGTCGAAACGATGGGAGATGCTCGGCCCTGAGACGCCGCAGCAGTGGCAGTGGCTCAAGTCGTCGTATATCTCAACTGGTCCTCGGATTCGGTGGACGCGGATGGGCGGGTATTTCCAGATATGGCCGGCGATTGCGGCAAACGAGTATCTCGGGCTTGAGTACATCAGCAAGAATTGGGTACTGGCTGCTGCTGACGTAACGCCCAGCAAGTCCTCGTTGACCGTCGATACCGATACCTGCATCTTCCCGGATCGGTTGATGGTGCTTGGCTTGAAATTGAAGTATTTCGAGATCAAGGGCTTCGATACTACGGCTATCTACCGGGATTACATGATGCAAAAGGACATCGCCAAAGCGAATGACGGCGGAGCCAAGATTCTGAGCATGGCGCCTCGGGATTCGCAGGTGCTTATCACTATCGCGCAGGTTCCGGACAGTGGATACGGATGATGCTGGCATCGCTACAGCGTAGCAGGGCACAGGGGGCGCAGCGCAAGCGGTCGATATCCTCGACTCTACCCGCTCCTATCGGCGGGTGGAATGCTCGGGATTCGGTGGCGAACATGCCTCCGACCGATGCTGTCACGCTAAACAACTGGTGGCCGACCCCGACAGATGTTCGGCTTCGGGGAGGATATACGCGCTGGCTGACGGGCATCAGCGGTCAGGTTGAAACGCTGATGAGCTATGCCGGGGCCGCTACTACCAAAATGTTTGCGGCGGCTGGAACGGCGATCTACGACGCGACGACTACAGGCGCGGTCGGGGCTGCGGTCGTCAGCGGCAAGACGAATGCGCGGTGGCAGTCCCAAAACATCACGACGGCGGGCGGGAACTATATGTACGCCGTCAACGGGGCGGATTCGCCGCTGCTGTACGACGGGACGAACTGGACGGTAATAACGGGTGTTTCTGTACCGGCGATTACCGGGGTTACGACCAGCACGTTTAGCGATGTGCTGCTGCACCAGAATCGTCTGTGGTTCGTGCAAAAGAACACGCTGAAGCTGTGGTATCTGCCGGTCATATCGGTAGGGGGGGCAGCGGCCGCGCTTGACCTGTCGTCCGTGGCTACGTTGGGTGGCTACATCGTATCGATCCTGTCGTGGACGATAGACGCGGGCCTAGGGGTGGACGATCACCTTGTGGTTGTCACCAGCCGTGGCGAAGTCATTGTGTACCGGGGGAACGACCCTTCGGCGGCGGGGACGTTTGCCCTGGTGGGCGTGTGGCAGATCGGTGCTCCTGTGGGTACTCGGTGCCTGATGAAGTACGCCGGGGACTGTCTGGTGGTCTGTCAGGACGGGGTCTACCCGCTTTCTGGAGCTCTACAGTCCAGCCGTACTAATCCAAAAGTCTCGATTACGGACAAGATACAGTTTGCCGTGAGCGAGGCTGTTACGTCGTATGGGTCTAACTTCGGGTGGGAATTGTTGTACTACCCGAAACTGAATGCCCTATGGCTGAATGTTCCGGTGGCCGAGGGTAACAATCAACAGCAGTTTGCGATGAACACGATTACCCGGTCATGGACGCAGTTCACCGGATGGAATGCGAATTGCTGGACGCTGTTCAACGATGAGCCGTTTTTCGGTGCGAACGGGTTCGTCGGGAAAGCGTGGTCCGGTGCTTCTGACAATGCAGGGGCTATAGCGGCGAATGCCCTGCAAGCGTTCAACACGTTCCGGAATCCTGCTCTCCTGAAACGTGTGACCATGCTGCGCCCGATCTTCCAGACGAACGGGGCGCCGGCTATTCAGGTTGGGACAAACGTCGATTACAGCACGACGGACACGACTTCGCCCCTTGCGTACTCAGGGACCGCCACAGGCGCCTGGGGTAGTGGGTTGTGGGGTAGTGCGACGTGGGGCTCGGGGCTCAGCCTGCTGAACCAGTGGCAGGGCGCTACGGGGCTTGGCTATGCCATTGCTCCCCGGGTCAAGGCTACCGCCAGCGGGCTGGATGTAATATGGTCGTCTACTGATATCGTGATGGAGCCCGGAGCGATTCTGTGAACCTGTGCCAAGACAGTCGGCGGGTTGGTGAATGGGTGGCAAAGCGGACTGGCGGGCAGTATCGCGAAGGCTCGCAGGCCATCGGGCTTGAGGATGGCGGGTATGTGGTAGCGGGGGCGTTGTTTGACGGGTGGAACGGCGCTAGCGTGATGGCGCATGTTGCGGCAGATAAGGTCAACCGCGAATGGCTTTCGATGATCCACTGGTATGCGTTCTCGCAGTTGGGCGTGAACTGCGTCATCGGGGTTGTGAGTAGTGCGAACGGGAAAGCGCTTCGGTTTGACGAGCATCTCGGATTCAGAGAACAGTGCAGGCTGAAAGACGCCTGTACCGATGGGGACATGGTTATCATGACGTTGCGCAAGGAAGATGCGCGTTTTTACAAGGAGCAGGCAGATGGGCAAACCTAGCGCGCCTCCGACCCCGGATTACGTAGGGGCAGCGAATGCAACCGCCGCAGGGAACCAGGAAGCGGCGAGGGTCGGCGTCAAGGGTAACCGTGTGGACCAGTACGGTCCCTATGGGAATATCGTGTACACGCCCGGCATCGGCGGCGATCAGGACCGCTGGCGCATGGACACGACGCTATCGCCTCTCGGTCAGGAGATGTTCGACCAGAATCAGAGTCTCCAGTCCGGACTGCTTGGCATTGCGAACCAAGGGCTCGGCAAGGCTGGAGAAATTATCGGCCAGCCGGCAATCGACAATTCTCTGTTGCCTCAGCAGTCGGTGAACCCGGGCCAGACAGGGCAAGAGGCGATCATGTCGCGCCTCCGGCCGGAGATCGACCGGCAGAACGCGCAACTCGAGGCGCGGCTAGTCGGGCAAGGATTGAGGCCCGGAGGGGAAGCCTACGACACAGAGCAACGGCTCAATTCTCAGCGGCAGAACGATTTGATGTTGCAGGCGGCTTCGCAGGGCATCGGCATCGGCCAGCAGGCGCGGCAGCAGGGGATTCAAGAACAGGCATTCTCAAAGCAGTTCCCGATCAACATCATCAACGCCCTGAGGTCTGGAAATCAGGTGCAGATGCCGACGTTCCAGAACGTGCCGGGGCAGCAAACGGTGGCAGGCCCGGACATCCTTGGGGCGACGATGGCGCAGGGGCAGGCGGCAAACAATGCGTACAATCAGCAGGTGGCCGGTAGCAATGCGCTGATGGGTGGATTGTTCAATCTGGGCGGTACGGCGATGAGCACGTACTTTAGCGACCGTCGGCTCAAGTCGAACGTGGAACGGGTAGGTACTCACCCGCTCGGGATTGGAGTCTACGAATACGACATTTACGGCATCCGGCAGCGCGGGGTGATGGCGGACGAGGTAGAGACGGTCATGCCTGATGCTGTGAGCGAGCATCCTAGTGGATACAAGATGGTCCGATACTCGCTGATTGGCAGCGGTCTGCCGTTCCACGTGAAACGGGGGTAGCGATGGCGCAGCAGATGGGAGTACCTAACGACTACTCGCTTGAGCTTGAGCAGATCGCAAGGCGCCGCCGAATGGCGGAACTGCTCCAGCAGCAGGCCGGCGAGCCCATGCAACAGCAAATGGCGGGCGGATTTGTCGTGCCGCATAGTCCGCTTGCAGGGTTGGCTAAAGTCCTGCAAGGGTACACGGCAAAGAAAACGCTGGACGAAACAGACGCGCAGGCAAAGGCGCTTGGCAACAAGTACAACGAACAGCGAAGCGCAGACTTTGGCGCGTTGGTGTCTGCGCTGCAAGGACGTGAGGCAATGCCGGCGCAAGACATGGGTACGGACCCGCTGACCGGTCAGGCCATGGGACGCCCGGAAATACCTGCCATTGCTCCCGGGTCGTTGAATCCCGCGATTCTCAGCGCGCTGAAAACGCCGGAAGCGATGCAAATGGGGCAGCAGATGCTAATGCAGCAACTGACCCGCGAAAACAAGCCGCTCATATTCAAGCCTGGGGAAACGGCCGTTCACCCGACGACGTTCAAGCCGCTTTACTCTGCGCCAGAACCGCAGAAGTACCACGCAGTCGCCCCTGGCTCTAGTCTGGTCGCAGAGCCACCGCGTGGAGTGCCGGGCGTCCCTGCTCCCGGCGCCGTACCGGGCGCTGTGTTCACCGCTCCGCAGAAAGAGGAAAAGAACGAGGCGCAGAAACTCACGGACGTGCTTGTGAATGCCGGTATTGACCCGGAAAGCCCGGAAGCTCGCGGCTTGTTCAAGCAACTGGCGGCGAAGATTGCATCTCATCAACCGCCGGCCAGTCAGAACGTTCAGGTGAACACGGAAAAAGGCTATTTCGGCAACATAGCCGAGGGTGTGGCCAAGCAAGACCTTGCGGTTATTGACGCAGGACGGTCAGCGCCGGACCGCGTCGAGAGTGCTCGGCGGGTGAAGGAACTGCTTAAGCAAAACCCGATTACCGGCACTGGCGCAGAGGCTAGGCTATCGCTCAACAAGGCGCTAGCAACCGCTGGCATCATTGATGGCAGTCAGGTGCGAGCAACGGAGAATCTTGCATCCAACCTTGCATCTTCGACCTTGGATGCAATCAAGACAAGCGGGCTCGGTTCCGGTCAAGGGTTCACGGACAAGGACCGCCAATTTCTTGAACGCGCCAAATCCGGTAACCTTGAAGTCAACGCCGCAACGCTGCGAGATTTGGCCGACCTGAACGAGCGGGCCGCGAAGGCTTCTATTGTCAGGGCAAACGAAGTTATCAAGCGTATCGGCGCCGCGCCTCAGATGGGGGCTGTCAGCGGGCAGATTGCGCCGATTGCGGAGCCCCCGGCAGGCGGGCTGAACCTGAGTCCGCAAGCAAGAGAATTCCTTGAAAAGGCGAAGCGCAGTCAGGGGGTGAAATGAGTCCGCAAGAGCAACGGGCATTTGAGCAGGCCATAGAGGCCGCTGCTGCGTCCGGGAACGTGCAGGCGGCACTAGAACTTAGTCAGGCGGCGGAATCTGCTATGCGCGCTGTAGGGGTCGAGCCTCCGGCCAAGTTTCAAATCCCTACGCTACGCCAGTCGGTCAAAACAGAGGCGGAATCCCGCGCCCCTTGGGAACAGGTGCTGTCCGGAGTCGGGTCCGCAGCGGTTCGGGCTGGCGAAGGGCTGAAAGCCATTGCGCCAAATCCTGGCGTAGTTCCTATGCGCGGCATGTACACGAACGAACCGCCTTTGCAAGTCGTTCCGGGCGGTCCAGAACTCAATAAAGCGCGGGTAGCCGACTGGACTGCGGTCCGGGACGCGACTCCGTACACGCAAGGCGGCAACATTGGCGGCAATCTCGGCATGGCGGCGGTCGCTCCCGCCGCTGCCGGGTCAACGATTGCGCGTGCTGCCGGCGTTTCCCCCGGAATCCTTGGCAGTCGAATGGGTATGACTGCGGATACCATGTTGACGGCCGGCGCAGTAAACGCGGCAATGGAACCCGGCACGGTTCAAGAACGCGCCAAGGCCGGTATTACTGCGGCGCTTATGGCGGGCGTTCCTACCGCAGCAATGGGCGCATCTCAGGGTGCTCGCAGGATGACAACCCGGGCCGGTAAGCAAATCAGCGTAGGCGAAGGGTTGCGGCGGGAATTGGGCGATGACGTGGCCGATACGCTTGCAGCAAAACTGGCTGCTGGCGAAGATGATGTCGCCCGGGTGCTAGGGACTCGTCCGAGCGCATCTCAGTTGACGGAAAACCCTACTCTGCAAACGCTGGAAAGCGGGTCAAGAACGAACCGCGGGGATTTGTGGCGTCCGTTTGACCAAGCGAACGCGCAGGCGAGATGGGATGCGTTGCAGGGCAGGGCGGGGACTCCTGAGGCGCTGGAACAAATGCGCCTGTCGCGGGATCAGTTGACTGCTCCGATGCGAGAACAGGCTCTCACAAAAGCCAGTCAAGCAATCCGGTCAAATCTTGGCGATACGGCAGAAGTATCCGCTCCGATCCGCCAGCTAATCGACCGATTGCAGACAGGGGACATGCGTCCCAACCAGCAAGTCCAGACGATGGTTAGCTTTGTTCAGAAGGAACTAGAACAGGGCGCTACGCCTGGGCAGATTTACCAGATTCGCAAGCAGTTGACCGACGGGATTGCAAACGCGCCTACAAGCGAACTGTCCCAAGCGGCGAGAAGTGCCCGCCCGCAGCGCATGGAACTAATCAAATCGCTGGACGATGCTCTAGATAATTTGTCCGGAGGGCAGTGGTCAAAGTACATGCAGACGTATGCGGCAGAGTCCCCGCCGATTACGTCAATGACCGCCATGCAAAAAATCGTTCAAGCGTTGGAGCGGGGGCAGGAGACTGGTCGCGTTCCGACCTTGATGGGTGGTGGGGATTCCCCTGCATGGAAAACGATGGGAAACCTTCGGGACAGGTTTGGGGAAAAGATGTTCGGCAATAAGACAATCGATCAATTCGTACCCGAGGACCGAGCGATTGTCGATGCGCTGGTTGCCAGTCTCAAGAGACAATCCGAAGGAATGGGCGGCGCAAAAGCTACGCTAGGATCGCATACGGCGCCGCTGATCGCTGCCGCCAATCGAAGCGATGCCGTGGCTAGGACACTGGCGAACGGAGCGGCAGGAAGCGCAATGCCCATGGTAGGAGGCATCCTAACGTCTAAGTTGTTCGACTCAATGGGACGCAAGGCAGAAGAAGAATTGGCGCGTGTGCTTCAAGACCCTCGCTTGCTGGCGCAGGCAATGGAACGCGCTAAGAACGCAAGGATGTTGATGGAAAGTTCGCAGCGCGTTGGTGCTGCTGCCGGGCGTGGATACGCCACCAATCCCGACTAAGGAAATAGACGATGCCTCGCGACGGAAGCGGAACGTACAGCGCCCCTAGCAATTCCTGGAATCCCCCCGTTGACGGGACGGCGATCAATACGACCGATTGGGCGTCGATCTTGGCCGACCTGTCCTCCGCGCTGACGGCTAGCGTGTCCAAGGACGGGCAGACGACCATCACGGGCAATATCCCGATGGGCTCCAACAAACTGACGGGGCTCGCCAACGGTTCCGCCCGTACCGATAGCGGTCCTCTAGGGCAGATTCAGGACGGCGGATTCTGCTACCTGACAAGCACGGCGGGGACGAACACGATAACCGCTACGGCGGCGTACTCCATGAGTGCGTATACCGCAGGCCAGCGGTTCGTTTTCATCCCGGCAAATTCCAACACTGGCGCCACGACCATCAATATCAACAGCATCGGGGCGAAGAACGTGTTTGCCTGGGGCGCTGCGTGCGTTGGAGGCGAACTGGTCGCCAACCTGCCGACCGAGATCATCTACGATGGCACGCAGTTTCACTGCATCACGCCATACCTGAATCTGCCCAAATACTCCGTTTCTCGGTCCGCGAATCAGACGGCCATCGCTACGGCTACTTTTACGAAAGTGCAGTTCAACAGCGAGGCATACGATACGCACGGATGGTACGACAATGCCACGAACTTCCGATTCACACCACTACGGGCCGGCAAGTACCAGATAACCGCCTCGGTCGATTGGGTCAGTATGGGGGATCAGGCGACTATCCAAACGCTGGTCTACAAGAACGGCAGCGTGTTTGCGTTCAACGAGATTGGAGCCTCGGGGACTGGTGCGGTAGGGTGCCAGTGCAGCGCCACGGTTACGATGAACGGCACTACGGATTATCTTGAGGTCTACGTGTCCCAAAACTCCGGCATCAACCGGGACATCCTGGCCGGGACAGGAACCTACGTAACCGGGAACCTGCTGCCGTGAGGGCGCTTCTAGCGGCTATCCTGCTGTCCCCCGCGTTGTTGTGGGGGCAGTCGGTGTGTTTTGTTCACAGCAAACTTGTCCCGCCTCTTACGGAGGTAAGCCTATCAGGCGCCAATCCGTTTCAATACAACTCCGCTCAGAAACGGGAATACCCTTTCATCGTCCCTGCCGGTCAGGAACTGCGGATCACGACTGCGGTGCTATCGGTAAAGCTGCTCCGGAACGGGCGGGCGTCTATGCTGGTGCTCGACAACGTCATTGCGGTAACCGCGCACGCGCCCGTTGTGCGGTTTGAGCCTGGAGTCGTCTTGCCGGCCGGCGCGGTGCTTACAGCAAAACTCATCAACAACGACGAAACGGAAGCCCAATGGATGGGTTCCGTTGTCTGCGGCGTGCTAGAGGTTGCCCTATATTAACGGATATAGGGCATTCATATAGGGCATCTAGTTTCCTAAAATCGACTAGAAGTCTTAGCCGCGCCGTCACTCGACCCCGTACCGTTCCTTGATTCTCTGCTCGATCATCTTCGCGACCAAGCCTACCGTCCCGTGCGGGAACTCGTCGCTGAATTGGCGCGCAATCTCGGCGCAGTCCTTGGCGACGGCTGCGGCGAAGGCGCGGCGCCGTAACGATCTGTGTCCGATTGCGTCGTAGTTCGCTTCAGACTCCATGTCGCGCAGCTCCTCGTCCGTGATCCTCATTCCTTCCCCTCCCTCGGCTCCCACAGCTTACCGGCCCGCCCGCAGGGGCCATCGGCGATGGACCGCTCGTAGGAAGCGCTTGTTCCGTTTGTATCGCCGGCAAGGAATCTAGGATCGCGCTTTGCTACATCAATCTGCGTGCAAGACACCGCCCCGCTCGGATCAATCTCGCTGTGCCCGCACTTGTTGCACCGCTTGACGGTCATGCTTGCTCCTTCCTCGCCGCGTCGATGGCTTTCAGCGCGGTATCGATGTAGTCCTTCTGGATTGTTCGGCACTCCGGTTCCGCGCATGGCTGGCACTCCCCGAGAGCCGCCTCGGCAACGGCGAGGACTTTCCGCCGCCGCTCGACCTCGGCCCGCGCCTCGTCGCGTTCGCGGGTGACGTCGCGGGTGACGGCGGCTAGTTCGCGTTCAAGCCAATCAAGCCTGTCCGCCGCCTCTAGCGCGTACTGGTCCCACCAGTTTTTCAGGCGAGCAGGGTCGCGCAGTTTGTCTTGGATGCGGCCCGTGTTCGGTCCTTCGATTCCGTACAGGTCGTCGTCTCGAAACTCGCTCACTTGTAATCTCCAGTTACGGTATCGGCGCTTCCGCACTTCGGGCACTCAAGCGCGTCCCAAGTGCGTAAACTGCCTGCCACTCGTGGGCGCATTGCAGGCATTGCGCATGATCGGTGGTCCACAGTTCTTCAGTCATGCGCGCCCATCCGATTCGCCTTTGCTTGCCGGATAAGGTCAGGTATTGACCCGTCCGGGTTAGGGAACAGTGCCTTGTACGCATCGCGGCCACGGTAGGTTGCGGCCTGCCATCCGTCGCTTCCTTTGACCAATACGCGCACTGCGAAACCGGCCTGTATCAGCGCATCGCGTCCCCGCTTGCTCGGCACGTCTCCATCCCAAAGCGGCCCCTGTTCAACGAGAGCAATCAACGTGTCTTTCTCTGCGCTGTTCATTTCGCCCCCTTCGCTGCGGCGCGGATTGCGGTCGCGCAGTACAACCCATCGGCAAAGCCTTCGTATCCTCCGGCCTTTTCCATCTCGCCCTGAAGGCGCTCGCACACCTTCGCGCACGCCTCCGCCGTCTCCGCGATGGCTAGGCGGATGGCGTCCTCGGTGATTGTGGTAG